TTTAAGCCTTCAGTTTTTGGATTTACTTCGGGCTGTTCTTTTGCTTTTATTTCTTCAGCCATAATATAATATTATATAATTGTTTATTGTGGTGCAAATTGTTCTAATCCAAATCCACCTAATGAATCATTACCAGCAGACTCAAAGTTTATTGGTAATGAATCATTTTTTCTTTGATCAATCATTTGTGATTGCTGTGAACCCGATATACGAGTTCTTTTATCTTTTCTATCTTCAATTTCTTTTTCTCTAATAGCTTCTGCTTCTCCTTTAGCTCTAGTTAACTGCATGTTAAAATCAAACTCTATTTCCATTAGTTGTCTTTTTATTTCAGCTTCTCTTTCTAATTTAGTTATTTGAAGATTATTTTTAGCAGTTTCTATTTGTACTTGAGTATCAGCTAAAGCTTGTTGCTTTTGTACCTCTGCTACAGCAGCAGCTTCACTAGCTTGTGCATTAGCCTGTGCCTGAGCTTGTATATTAGCTTGTTGTGCTTGTTGATCTTGCTCTTGTTTCTTTTTACGTCTAAATTTTAAAACTTGATTAGCTAATTTTATATTATTTATTTGTCTAATATCTATAGCATCTTCTAAATATATTTGACCCGATTGTAAAGCCACTTGTATATTTTGTTCAAGTTGAGCTTTTTCTTCTTCATCAGGTTTTAATTCTAAGAATATACCAAAATCAAATATATTTAACTCAAACAAATCTTCTAACGTTCCTACATTATAGGAGCTTATAGCTGATCTAAGAGCTTCTCTAGTTAAATCAAATTCTAAAGTATCATTAACTCTAAGAGCTATATTTTCACACGTTCTAAGAGTAAGATACATACTGGCTTGTACTAAATGTCTGGTTGCTGTATTACTATTTGCTATAGCTAATTTCTGTAAACCAACTAATGAATCACTAGCTGGAGTACTACCATCTCTTGCTTCGTTAAGTCCGGTTACATCTCTTATCATTTGTAAATAATATTGATAAGTAGATATAAGTGATTGTATTTTTGCTTGACCTGAATTAGTAGATAATTCTTGTATTGGAACTTTACCTGGGTTACCACCACCATCTATAGTCTGAGATCTACCTATAATAGATCCAGTTTGAAAGTACATGTTTAATGCTTCTTGAGGATTATAACTTGTACCACTACCTAAGTCTATTTCAGCTAAGCCATCTGCATCTAAGTAAACACCATCAGGTACGATGCGTGACATTACTTGTTGAAGTTTTAAATGGGTTAATTGTATCATGTCAGCAAAACCTGTTATTCTACTAACTAAACTTTCAATACGACCTTTATACATACGTGGAGCACATAGTGTATAGTTCATATTTACTTTCGATAAATTAGAAGTTGGTCTTGTCATATTCTTAGCCATCTCCCATTTTAACATCATCTCATGACCTAGTATTTTAGCTCCACTATATAATACTTCTATTGATCTTGATACCCTATCAAAGTTGTCATTTTCAGGTGGATTAAATGTATCAGGTTTTTCTAATGCTTTTTCTAAACCAGTATTTGTTTGTTTTATTTTAAATACTTGATCACTATAGGTTTTGTATTCAAAATATAAAACATAAATACTATTGTTGTCATTTCTAGCGTTCCAATCATAAACATAACTACTATTGTTAGGATATTTTTGTATACGCTCTAATTGTTCAGGTGTTAAGTCAGGAAATTCTTTTTTAAGTTCTGCTAAATCAATTCTTTTAACTTCACCTACATACCATATATCTTCAAAGTTTGGATCATCAGTATATGAATAAACTATATTAGCTGGATCTACATAGTCAACAGTAACACCTTCCGCTTTGTTCCAATTAGTTTTTACAGCACCTAAACCTAATACACATAAATCATAATTAATTCTACGTCTAGTAAGTTCATATTTGTTAAAGTCTAATACATTACTTATTAATTCTTCTTCAGCAATTTCAACAGACTGTTTATAATCTAACTGCATATGAACATCAAGTTCTTCTCTAGTTTGAGGCATTTCTTCTGGATTATTCATAGATAATTCCATACCTAAAACATCAGAAGCTTTCTGCATAAAGTCTTTTGTTTCAATCTCCATTAATATCTGCTCAGCATAATCAGTTCTTTGCTTAATAGACTCAGGATCTTGAGCAAATGCTTTTATTTCGTATATCTTTTCAGACATACCATTAACAACAATATCAACAAATTTAGGAATTACAGGTATTGGTTTCCAGTCTAGATTTAAATAAGATAAATCACCATTAATAGATAATTCATCTTTATACTTTTGTATTGGTTGTTCAGCTCTAGCATACAACCTTAACATCCTAAAATTATTATATTGAGTAGAATATCTATTACCTAATCCAGTTCTAACTCCACTGAACCAATCGCCTTCTATAGCTCTACCAACTTGTAAACCATAGTCGTAACTTTGTTTTACTTCGTCTGATACTACTTGATCTGGAAATATACTGTTATTATCAGTTATAATCATTAGTTAATTATTTTTGAAATTGATCCTCTATTGTCATATCTTTTAAAACCTAAATTACTAGATATAATTTTTCTTTCAGCTACTGGTCTATATTTATTTTTGTTACAAGCCATAATAGCTAAACCAGAACTAATAGTAGCATCATACTTTGTTCTATTATTTATATTAAATTTTGCCCAGTCTTCTAATGTTTTTTGAAAATACATATTTCCATAATCATCATTCAACTCTCCAACATATTCTTCTATATAACTTTCTATTGCAGCAGCATGTGCTTGCTTAATATCTTCACTTGTGTTTGGTATACCACCTATTTCTTTTTCTGTAGTAGAAAGCTTATTCCATATTTTATCAGGACGATTCATAGAATAACCTCTGTAACCTCTACGCTTTAAATAGTACAATAATCTTGGCTTGTTATTTTCGGCAAGTATTGGCATGCCATAAAACACTAAAGCCATAAGTACATCTTCAAAGAATATTTCAGCTGTCTGTGGTCTTGCTACATATTCTAAAAAGAAATGATTTGGAGGTGCATCCTCCATGCTAAACTTAGTTAGCCCGTGTAGTGCTCCATTAGAACCTTTACCATCAACAGTACCGCTAATGTCGTAGCTGTCACAGCCAAAAGCTCCAACGTGTTCATTACCAGGATATTTAACTCCATTTTTTATAATCACTCGGTTTTGTAAATTTTTAGGTGGTACCCAAGATATTAAGAACCTCCCATCTTTATTTGGCGCAAATATTACACTAGTATCTTTTATACCATTAGCCCACATAAATGAACCTCGTGTAACATTAAAACTATTAGCTAACTCTTCGTTATAATCTATTTGCTGATATATCTTAGTTAAGTTAAATAAACTATTTTTAGCTTCATCTCTAAAAGCGTGTTGCTCTGTTCTTGGAAACTGTCTATAATATTCATTTAAACTATCAGCATCTCCTTTTAAACCATCTACTTCATTTTCCCAGTGCTCAATGACTCCAATGTCAATTGGCGTATTGTCAATGCTGAGGATTGTATCTTCTGGCGTTGTGAATACAGGAAGTCCAAAAGTATCCATGAATCCTTCGTAGTTCCACTCCATAGGTATGAATAAAGAGTAGAGTCCAGAAGATGTTTGTCCATTTCTATTTCGTTTTGTAACGTCTGAATTGTAGTACAGTTTTTTGAAGTTTTCTCCACCTTTGTCTAAAGCATTTGATGTTGAGCCCATCATACATTTACCTACGATCCTTGATCCTAGTCTTAGTGTAGTTTTTGTAACTCTCCAGTTATTTAATATATTATCAGGTCTTTCCCATTTACCACTTTCATCGTGGGCTAGTAACTTTAGCTTTTCACCATCATAAGAGTTATCACCTGTATTTTTCCAATCTATCGTAGTGTCCAGCCCCTGTAAATCACGGACCTGTTCATTGGTTTCAAGTTTCCTTCTTGTAAGCTTAGACGCTGGTACTCTATAGGCGAGTTCGGTTTTAGGACGATCCATTCCGTCTTGGATAGGTTT